AGAGAGAGGAAAATTATGTTCTTTTTCTTCAATTTCTACTGTTTCTTGAGTGGAAAAGCGCGTAGCATCGTACCCAATCCAACGCATGCCCCATTTTGTGGTACCCTCGTTTATCGCGCCTTTAATAATGTAAACTCGTTGATCTAGTGCGTTTATATATTCGGATTCGATTTCGTATTCTTTACCTTCAACCACATTAGCCCCCAATGGTTGATTCTTATCGTTTATACAAGTTACTGTTTTCATATTTTTTAATATTTAGATCTTACAACACCCTCTTCAATCATAAACAATTGACTCCAAAGATATTGTGCTATTTCGTTATCACCTGATTCTTTTATTTTGGTTATTTCAGTGTCCATTTTTATAAAATCCTCTTTGGTTTTACATTCAAATAACTTTTCTAAAATTTCTTCTTTAGTCATTACCAATTTAATTTATGATTTACAACTTTTAAAGCATAGTCATTTACTCTAGGATATCCTGTATTGTAGTATCCGAATACAATAGGCCAGCTTTTATATCTGTTATATAATCGTCTTAAATACCCCATTGATGTTCTGATGTTATATTTTAAATCTGTTCTCAATTGGATACGTGAAACATTATCACTATTTAAATATCGAGCAGTTGAAAGTAATATTTGCATTGGACCTTCTGCACCTGAACTAGATGTTTGATATGGATTGTATTTCCAATGAAAGGGCCCATTATATCCAGTTTCTGCTTTTGCTATACCATATGCATATTGTATTGGGATATTAAATGAATCTGCATAAAATTCAATACAATTATACATCTGCAATGATGGTGGTGAACCTTGATCTATACTGTCCGGAATGCGTGTTTTTTGGATAGTTTGTTTTTCCGGTTCAGTAACGGTAAAAGTGGTGACAGCTACTGCTCCCACCACTAAACCGATTTTAATACTATTTACCAGCATTTGTTGCTTCTTGGTGAATACGATTTGCATACATTCCAAAAATAGTTTTACCTATCTGGTCTGAATATACGATGTACTTTCCAGTTGCTCTTTCAATCATGATTAGTTCGTTTGATTCATTTACAGCAATTGAAATTTCTTCTGGTGAAAACGCGTGAGCGTATGGGTTTTTCACTTCAACTACTTCCTTTTTAGATGATTGATAAATTCCACCTAATTGAAACATAGCGGTTCCTACAGATACAACGATAATTACGTTTAAAGCTGGTTTGATGATTTTTGAAATTGATTCTCTGTTAATTTTCATAAACTTTATTTTTAATTTATATTTAATATACAACTTATTTTTTGGAAGGCCTACCTCTTCTTTCTGCTTGTTTACCTGATCTATCAAATGTTTTTAAACAATACATATAAAATTCTTCGGTAGTTCCGTTAAACTCTATTACGTGTTGTTCATATTCATCTACACTCATTATGAATTCACGAAGGAATCCTTTTTTTAGTGTTTGGAGCATATCAGATTCATTTTTTTCAAAATCTTCCCACAATCGTTTTCTTCGATTTAGATCTACTCCGTTTCTTTCAAGTAACATTTGAATATCACCTTTGTATTCTATACATTTTTGATTGATTTCTATTTCACATAGTTGGGCTTGCCAAAAGTAATGTGAGAATTCAAAGTCGCCATTTTTGATTTTATCAAAAAATTTAGCACCTTTAGGTAAAGGGATATTTTTAGTGGAAAATCGTCTCCACCACATAAATTTATTATATTTTAGTGGTTTGAGTTTTTTTATTTCCCGAACAATTACTTTGGGATCATTTGTTTTATATAACATAACCTTTATTTTAAATTCAATATACGAAAGAATAATTAATATTCCAAGAAAATTAATATGTTTTTACATTATCATCATCTCTTTTCTTTAAATTATTTAACCTATTATTTAATTCATCTAATACAACTCCCTTTTTTCTAGATGATATTCCAGAATTCATTACTTGATTAATTTCTTGTTGTGTTGTTTGAATTTGTTCTCTAATTTTAGGGTTTTGTGGGGTTTCAACAGTTTTGTCTTCTTTAGACATTATATATTCTTCAGGTTTTGGTGTTGTTGACTCGCCATTTATTCCCATTTTTGGTTTTTTAAATGCTTGGTTAGCAGATATAATTAATACAATAGCTAAGGGATCAAATACAAATATAATTAGTAAAATGAATATATTGGCTACTTGCTTAACAGGTTTTCCTGTAATTTCACTTACATATTTTACAGCCCCTAATTCATCCCCCAGAGAAGCATTTGATTCCATATTTAACACTTGAATATCTAATTTGGTTATACTATCGTTTAAAGACTCTATTTTAGTAGAAAGTTTGTTTTTGTTATCAATTGCTGAGTTTAATTGATTTTCAAATGCTTTTCTATTTCCATTATTTGCTTTAGTTATTACTTGTCCTGTTTTTCTATCTATTGATTGGGTTGTAGTATTTGTGGATAGTGCAGTTCGCAATTGGGATATATCTTTATCTAGAGTCTGTTTTTCTATAACATATTCAGATTTTATTTCTTTGAATCGTGTTTTTTTAACTTCAATATTTGCTATTTGTTTGTCCCCAATTTCTAATTTTGCAATATTTTCTTGAAAACCAGTGGTTAATAAACCATATATACCCAAAGATGTAATAAATGATAAGACAACAAGAGAGGTTGTTAAATATATTTTTAACATTAAATATGTTTGCTTCCAAGAATCATGTAAATATGTTGCTATAGCTATTTTGGATATTTCCAAAAATGAACCCATAACAATAACGGGGATTGCTACACTAGCAAATAAAATAGATAGACCCACTACACTATAATAAGCGGCAGTTGCTGATAATCCAACGGCACAAAATAGGATAAAATATGGTAATAATTTTTCTTTCATAATGTTTAAAATATAGAAAGCTTGGATGTAATATCCAAGCTCCCTTTATATTTGTTTTGTATTTTATTTTCCTTGACCTTTATAAAGTTTTTTGTATAACTTTGAGGATTTTAATTTTGAGGTTTTGGATGTTGAATGGATTCCAGGGTTTGATTTTTTAGTATCTCCTTTTATAATTTCAGTATTTGATTTTACTTTTGCCATATTACATTCGAGTTATGTTTTGTGGATTTACTATAAAAGATTTAACCCCCTCAACACGTTTAACATTATTAATTATATCTTGAATTTTTTCTCTACTGAATCCACCTTGTTTTATAAATGGGTATCCATCTATTTTTAAATTCAATATTACTTTTAAATTACTGTTTTCCTGTGAGTATTCTCCATCTAAATCCACTGTAGATACAATGGTTACTCCAGTAAGTGATCTAATATCCGAAAGTATTTCTTGTTGTGGTCGAATCGTAGTATCTGTAACAATAATACCTTTGACTTTGTATTTGTCAGTGTATTCTTCATTTAGAGTTTTCTTTAACTCTTCTTGGATTAGAGATCTTAGATTATTTAATTTCATATTAGCTTCCTATTTCAAAGTGCATCCAATCATAATTTTTTTCTCTACCTAAAGATACAAACCCATGTTTGTAAAAAATATCAATCATTGGTTTATATTCTGGTCTTGCAAATCGTGCAGTAGCACTTGTTTCTTTAAGTAAATTACGTTGAGGATCTAAATCAACTGCAACACCCCAAGAATGTCTACTCAATTGTGTTCCTCCTCTCATTTTGCGATAATTAAAGCAACCACCATATTTATCAATACCTAAACGTTGAATTTCTGCTAATCCATAGTGGGCTAAAATATCATTAAATACTGCAAGGAATTTATCTGCAACTAATTTATGACATCTCATTTTTGAAACGGGCTTACCATCATATACAAATGGGTAAGGTAATACAATAGTTGTTAAATATGTACCTTGTTCATTAGGTACTCCATATTTAGCATTAAGTTGTGCGATTGTAATCATATTAAATATTTTATCCTTCTGTGAAAAAATTAGTTATAAATTTACCTACGATTCCAATTATAAATAATGTTATTCCTATCCAAGTATGACTCATTAATACTGCAGGCACTATCATTGCCGAAACACCTAATAGAGCATTTCCAATTTGTATCCATTTTTTTGGTGTTGGAGCATTGTATTTTTTACGGATTTTTCTTAGTATTTTCATCATATATTTTATTATAAATATTAATGTTTTTTAGAGGTAATGAGATATTCCAAAAAATATAATTGAGATATCCAATCTTGATTTAGAGGAACCATATATTAAGCTATTTCACAGGCCCCACCAGCACATGCCGCCTGTTCCATTAATAAAGTGTTATCTGTAGTCTCAATTACTTTAGTTAAATCAATATCATGTAATGATTGGAGTGCATTTTCATATTCTTCTTTTGTTATTGATTCAAAAGGGGCTTGAGTATAAGTCCCAAGATCTTCTGGGAGGAATGACAATGCTGTGAAGTACTCTTTATTCTCGTATATCCATTCTCCGGATGATTCCCATTCTGTTGGTTTGATGTTTACAGTAGCAGAAACATTATGCATATTTGGGCCTTTTCTATGCCCCGGTTTGATCCATTCTTTATTTATGGTTTTGATTCTCTCTAATAAGTCCAAAGCTGTTGTTTCTTCTCTGAGTGATGCTCCTTCAGGTGCCATTTGTGGTATTTTTACTATTGATTGTAAATGAGGGATGAAGAAATCATCCTCCAACATGTTTGGGTGGTAAATCGCTAAATATGAATACAATGCTTCATTTTTACCCAAACGAATTCTTCTATAATAATATTTTGAATGCCAATCATGTATCCCACTTGATGTCCCTAACACGAGTGATGTTGTACCTGCAGGTTTAACGGTGGTTGTACGAGCTGCTTTATTTATACCAATAATATTCGCTACTCTTTCATTTTCAATAACAACAATTTTTGCTGCTTCTTTAATATTAAAATTAAACACTGCCCCTGACGCTATCCCCGTCATCCCAATACCTAGCAATGCTTCTTTTTCTGTTGTTTTCTTCCAAACATCCCTTAGGTAATGAAAATCTGTATATGATGCTTGCAATGTACCTATAAATGAAGCCGCTTTAGCACGTGCATTATATTCTTCTTGTGAATCAATATCAGATGCATTTATTTCACATAAATTGCAAAATTGATTTGGTTTCAGGTTAATTTCCGCACATGGGTTTGTTCCTGCATCCTTATCATTTGTAAATATAAATCCAGGTTCTCCACTGTTACTTAATTCTATTTTTTTCCATAAGTCTAGAAAAGTTGGTTTATCAATTTTACTTCTCAATAATACTGCTGAATTATTAGCTCTTCCTCTTTGTGGGTTGTTTTCCCACCATTCACCAAATTTACACGTTAGCATATCTTCATCATTTAAATTAAATAGTGCTATTAATGCTGCTCTTCGAATACCTCCAGACAAAACAGCATCTGCTAAGTGACATATAATATCATGACATTCTACAGTAGATAATTTTTCTCCATCTTTTTTCCTATCTAATATAGATTGAACATGAGTAAGTGCTATTTTTAATGGTTCAGGGCCAGGTGCTTTTCCTCCTACGGTAATTAATTGTGCCCCTTTTTCCCTAATATCTCTAAAATCAAATTTTGGAGCAGAAGAAGTATACCCAAAATATGCTTTAAATAACATTCTAACGGCATCTGCCCATCCCTCAATACAGTCTCCAACTAAATATCTTTTGGATTTTAATGGTTTACGTATTTCTGGTAGTTTATCTACGTGGTGGTTTTGAACTGAGTATCCTACCCCACATCCTGATAATAAGAGGAACATAATTTCGGAAAATGCTCTATGATCATCTATAGGTAAATAAGAACAATTAAATATTCTTGCATTATTGATTGATATAGGCTTACCTGCGAATTGCAGGCTTCGCATTGAAGGTAATACTTTCTTTTCATATACAAATCTATAAGCATCCTCAATTTCTTCACTTAATTGGGGGAACTTATCTAAATGCATTTTTTTATTTCTGTCTACTAATTCTACCCAAGTTTCTCTTCTTTCTAAGTCTGGTTGGTATTTAGAATACTTTAGGTGGGTTGTAATTTCTGATAGGATTTGTGATTCTTTACTTAACATTATTATTTATTTTGGGGTTTTGATTCTTTATGAATTTAATTCAAAAAATTTATTTGCTAACATTTTCTTATCTAAGTCGTCAAAGTTAGTTTGTGTTGGTTTTTTCAATGTAGGTTCATCATCCTCATCATATGTTTCTGTTATGGTGAAATGGCCTGTGGATGTATCGGCGTCTAATTTAAATGTTACACCATCCATACCATATCTATTTTTCATAACGTGGAATCTTCCTGTATTATTAACTTTATCTTCTTTTTTTCTTGATAACGAAAGGGCAAAATCTACAATCATCATTTTATCATATGATCCCGCAGCCTTGTCGCCCTCAATTACATCGTCCTTGGATCCTGCGCGATTTACTTGCGAAACACTCCAAATTGGTAGTTTAAGTTCACGAGCTAATCCCTTGGTACTAGTATAAATATCATCAATTTCAAACTTACGATCAGTAGATTTGCGTTTTGATGAAAGTAAGTCAACATAATCAATTATTATCAAATCTGGTTTGATCCCTAGCGAAGTTATTTTCTTTATGTGAGATTCTATTGTATTAATTGTTGCTTTACCTGTTACAAATTCCTTAATTATTAGTTCACCTTTTAGTTCAGGTAGTACTGTTTCTACTTCCGTTCTATGTTCTAGAATTTTATTTACTGGGATGTTTGTAAAGAACGCATCGTATCTTCTACCCACATAATCCTCACTTAACTCTAGAGTATAATGGATTACGTTATATCCAAGCTGAATGGCAAAACCCCCTAGAGCAACGAGAGACCAAGATTTACCACCTCCTGGGTTACCAAATATAAGGCCAAAATCGCCATTCCCCAATCCGCCCTGTAGCATATCGCTAATTTCGGGCCAAGGTGTAGGTATAGTAACCCTGTTATCTTGTCTAAACCTTGATTCCACATCTTTATTATATTCATGTCCTAAATTTTTATCTTGCCCTGCTTTCATTGCATTTTCAATCATTGATTTGATTGAATCATAATCGCCAGCTTTAAGTAAATCTACACTATTTAACAGTGCCTTTTTTAATTGTTGGTTTTTGCAAAATGTTGAAAATTCTTCTTGTACATATTCTGTATCTTCATCACTTGCTTTATAAGCTTCTCTAAGTTGTTCTTTAATCGATAATTGTAATACATCATTTGTTACCTTTTTCATTTCTGTTTTTAAAACATTCATGGAAGGTGTTGTATGATATTTTTCGTAATAGCTTAATATCTCTGTAATTATCCATTTATGGGATTGGTTACCAAAACTATCAGCATCTAAAATATCGTGTATGTTTACAAGAAATTCTTTATGTGTTAGTAGTGAAGATATAACTTTAATTTGGAACTGTGGCCCATATTCTTCTATTGAATGTAACGTCATTTTTTATAACTTTTATTTTAGTATACAACTCTTTTATTTTAAAGTCACTAGACTTTGGAAAGTATCTTTAATCCAAAATTCAGGATTTCGGATAAGTCCCCCTATTTGATCTTCTTCATACATCTTTAAAAATTCTTTCGGATGTAGCTCTAGTTCAGTGTGTTTGATAAAGGCATCAACATATTCTTTATCCTCAAGAGTCATCATTGGATTAGATAAATCCATTATCTTGTATTTGTTCTCTAACATTTCTACATCGTGAAGGATTCTGGCGTATATAACGTGGTTTTCTATTTTCTCTTCACTTATATCTAATATATCCTCAAATGTTAAATCATGTGTTGATAATTCAGGAAATAATTTAAATAATGATTTTTCACCCAATCCTTTTATACCCGGAAGTGCATCAGATGCATCCCCCATTAATGTTTTATATAGTATAAAATTACCTGGGTCTAGATTAAATTTTTCTCTGACTATCTTTTTAGTATAGAATTCTTTTTCAACAGGTCTATATACTATTACTTGATCTGTTACTAATTGAAGATAATCTTTATCGCTAGATACTATAAATGCTCTTTCCTCTGATGATTGCGGGAGTTTTTCACTCATATATGCTATAACATCATCTGCCTCCACATTTGGTAATGTGATTACTTTAACAGGAAGAGTTGTTAGATACTCTATAATTCTAACTATTTGGTTGTACTTGGCATCATCTTCCTCTTCTATATTATCAAATAGTTCATGTTTAGTTACTCTAGTAACATTTCTATTTGATTTATATTCAGGGATAATGTTTTTTCTGTTAGTTGAGGAACCAACCCCGTCAAACACTACAATAATTTGTGTTGGTTGTATTTGACGGGTTAGAGCCCCTAAAGATCTAAAAAACCCTCCTAAACCACCAATATGAGCTCCATTAGAATTAACAGCGTTTATAACACTAAAATTTCTAAAGAATAAATTCAAACCATCAATTAGCATATATCGTGCTGGTTGGGTAGTCTCTTCACTGTTTTCTTGGACGTTATCCAGGAGTTTTAATAGATCTTTTTTCATATAAATTTTATTTTTCGTCTAAAACATCATCAAATAAATCTGATGTTGGTTTACCCTCATCCCATTCACTATTATCTTCAACAACACTATAATTACCAGCACCCAATATATCTGCCCACTCATGTGAATGTGCTTTTTTATACTTGTCTAATTCTCTAGGATCATCTTTAATAAAACCATGAACAGTTGAAATAATTGTACCCACAGTAGTAATACCATTTACGTGATTTTTATCACATGCAATTTTAGTACGTAAAGCAAATTCTACTTTTTTCTTATCTTTAGTAGCATTAATTTTTGATGTACCAGCATTAGTGATATTACCAAATGTTAAACACAATGAAGCATCATAATAGAATGTATCTCCTCCTTTATTTGTCATTCTAGGTTGTGACATTGGGGTTAGAGCCGGGGCTACACCTACTTTATTTACTATTAGCAAAGTATTAGTGTATTTAGAGCTTTCCTTACGAGATAATATGATCTGTTGGTTGATAAAATTACCAAATTGTGTTGAGATTGCACCTGCATTCCACATTGGGTTGTTAGATCCTTTTTCAATACTCATATTACAAGCAATTGAGCCAACTGAATCCCAAAGGAACAATAAGTCGTACGGTAAATTACCTTTCTTTTGTTCTGCAAGTAAATCTATAATGAATAGTCCTATATCCTCAATTGAGTTTAATGTACTTCTATCTCTATAGATAAAGAATCCAGTTTGATCAATTATTTCTCCAGTTTCTTCATCCACAACATCATCGATTTGGAAGCCCATTGTTTTCCAGTGAGCCCAATCATGTTTCATTTCTGTAATAATTAATACAGGTAGTACACCTTTCTTTTGAGCATTTACAGCTACCTCGATTGATGTTGTACTTTTTCCAGTATTAGATTTACCACGAACTATCATGATATGACCCATAGGACATCCAGGAATAGATAGAGCTTCTTGCAAAGCAGGTGAGAATGGAATCCAATCTTGAGGTTTAAATTTGACATTACCTCCAAGTCCTTTGTTTTCTTTGAATTTGTCGAGACTAAAGGCCGCCTTAATTGCTTTTCCGGCGGCCTCTGTCAATGACTTTCTTTCTTTAGCCATAACTTATTTTATATTAAAAGGGCATATCATCATCATCTTCATCAAATAATGAATCAAATTTGTCTTCAGGTTTTACTACTTCTTTTTTAGCAGACAAACTGTAGTTTGATTTTTTCTCTTTCTTTAAATCCTCTTTAACACCCGTTTCGTCCTTTACAGGCTCCATTTGTGTTTCTTCTTCTTCATCTTCAGGATTTAAGAAATTTGTCAATACTGCCTTTAAATCATCAAATGATTTTTTAAATTTAGATTGCATCTCTAAAATATCTGGTTGGTCTTCTAGCCATGTCTCAATTTGAGAGATGTCTTCTGATAATACAGATGTTTTACGTTTTGGTCTGATTGAAGATTTCAATCCCTGACGTCCACCGATATCGCCCATAATAGCCTCTAGTGTAAAGTCAAATCCTTCATTGATGTCTGTAAAATCACCATAATCTTCATCTTCTGCAAGACCTAATAATTGTAAGTAGATTTCTTTACCGAATTCCCATAAACGAACTCCTTTGTCTTCTTCGCCACGAACGATAATTGGAGCAAAGATACGCATTTTTGGATCTAATTTTTTAGCTAGTGACCAATTATCACGATCATTAGTTCCACGTAGTTGTTTTGCGAATTCAACGATTGGGTCTTTTTCACCCCAGTTTGTTAGAGCATAAATTGGAAATTTAGCAAATCCATAATGCACTAATACTTCTTTGAAAGGATTTTGTTTGTCCAGTTTTGAAGGGACAACTCTGATTGTGTACTTTCCCTCTCCTTTGGGTTTCCACTGTGTCAAGGTATAATCTACCTTTTCTTTTTTCTGCCCGGATGACTGTAAGGCGCTCAGTTTGTTTTTGATTAGATTTAAATCCATCGTTTATTTATTTATTGGTTAATTTACTTAATTATACTACTTTTTTTTTAATAGGCCTAATTTGCTTTTAAAGCTTTACACATGCCTTTCTTTTTCTGTAGTGTTGTACTTGTATGTTACAGTTCAATAATCCTGTATATTCTTGTATTTAGTTGTTTAATTTCGTTATGTTGGGTAAGTAATATACAATTTTTGTAGTGTTGCCAATTGATTTGGAATCTTGTATCTACTACTCCACCATTTAAACTTTTAATAAGTTCATTCAGTGCGTTTATTGTATATAAAGAATTGGTTTCCTTTTTTCTATGAACCAATATTGTATTCTCTGGTATATCGTTTACATTTCCTTGATCTACATTATAAGTTACAACGTATTCATCGTTACTTTTAACATGCAATACAAACATCTTATTATACATGATGTCGTATTTTTGTGTTAGCCCAGAGATAAGGTTATCTAGCTCATTAATTGGGGTAAAAGTACAGAATAACCTGTTGTTCATCAAAAATGTATCCGTTAAATCATAATCGTATTGCTGATACATATGTTCAGAAGGTGTCAAAAATGTGTTCATAACTTTTTAAAAATTGTAATTGGTTCCTTTTTTAAACTTGACTTGGAGTTTGTACTTACTAAATATATCTAGTATTTCTTTTAATGTGTCTTTTTCTGTTTTATCAACGTCGAATAAAAACGAATCATATACATATAAAACCAATTTTGTGTTCTTTTTTCTTAATATTTTAAGAACATCCCAAATTATACAAACATTATTTGCGGTTTCCAAATTTTGTAAAATATAATTTAAAAGCTTTTGCGGGTTCATGTTCTCTAACTCACTACTTCTATACACATATCCAGATATGGGGCAAGTAACTTGTCCTCCATAATTGAATTCATCCCACAGTTGGTCTGTATATATTTTTACTTTTTGAAAAAATTCCAGATTTTCGTATTCTTTCCAAATCCCACCGTAAATTTGTTTAAACGTGATCTCTTTTGCTTTGGCATAGTCAACACCATACATTTTAGCAAAATCGCCATGAATATCATCGCTATCAAAAGTGTAACCCAATAGATTAGCAAGAAGGGTAGGATGATAAGCAGAGATATCCATTTCAAGGAAAATATCATTGCGGGGTATAAAACATTCTCTTTCTCCATTTTCTTTATTTAAAGCTGAAAAATTAATCCCTCCAAAGGCATTCGATGGACGGGTTGTTGTTGTATTTAAATTGTACTGTGTGAAGACATATCCATCGGTGTCTCTATCAAAGTAGCGTTTATATAGCGTTGAATCCACCTTTATTCCACTACTCTCTATCATATTAAATACAACAGATGCTTTATTATTGTAGAATGGATTAGTTGGATTTTTTATGTATTCTTTTAAATTATCAAAGTTGTGCTCACACGATTCGTAGTGCTTAACTATTGGAACTATTGTGTTGATTTCCTTATTTTGAGGATATCTGTAGTATAGGGATTTATGTGCTTGAGTTAATTCTCGTATATACGTAGGTGGTTTGGTGGGTATGGAATTACATGCATGGTGATTGAAATAATGTAAAAATTCTTTTTTATCTATAACATATATATTTTTTATTGAACTTAATAAAGTTTGAACTTGATCAAAGGTTACGTGAAACGCCTCGCTATGGTCTATCGTCACCATATACCCCTTACTTTTGTCTAACGGTTTGATATACACGCAAGATACTTGATTCTGTATGGGGTGGATATTTGGGGATAGTGGGATAACCTCTACGTAAGCCTCCACTAGTTGCATTCTAGTAAGTATTTCTATATTATCCGTATCTTCTATCAACCAGTACATGGTTTTAGTATACGATTTTATTTTCAAGGTTCCAAATAATATTTAACCAGTAAATCCTACTGATTGTGATATACGTAAAACTTTTTTATTTTCTGATGAGGGTAATATATTAGTTCTAATACCCCAGTCATTTGTTGGGGATGGTGGTTGATTTAAAATAAATGAATTTTGGGATATAGGGGTTTTAGTTACATCATATTTTGAGACTGAGAATGGTGGTTCATTAGTTTTATAATCAAAATAGTGTATCCATCCTTCATATAATAAATCATCTGATGGAGTTTGATTATTTTTCATTGATGTATTTATGGC